GTCTCAAAAGGAGGCCGAGCACTTTCTGAATGACATTTCGGCCTAGAGCAACAAAAGTTGGGGGGGGTAGCCAGATAGCTTTCCATGGCTAAATTCGGAGGCGTTCCCAATCATCAGTTCTTTTCCTCTCCCCCTCACGGTGCCGCAGGCACCGGAGCTCAATACAAACCAACATGGGCAAACGCGTCAACAAGGAAACGGTCCTTGAAGACCCGATGCCGCGAAAAATCACAAACAGCAAACTCACTCAATGGAACACCATAACGCAACACTTCATCAACCTGGCGATGTTGAGGCACTGGAAAGCAAGGGTTCATCCACTGTTCATGGTCCTCCATCAACCATTCTTCCTTGCCTTTATCAGCACCAATGGCAAAACAACGGGCAATTTGCGGCACAGCTTGGAAAACCTTGGTGGCTGCAAGGCAATTCTGAGCGAGCCACTGTTGTGGACACTTTTGTTTCTGGAGTGAAAAACCAAATTTTGTCAGGAAACGACATGGCTCGGGCGTCAGAACATAATCTGTGACGATCCCACTAGGGCATTCCATCTCAAACACCTCTGTAAAATATGAAGAAAGAAACTTCGCGGTGTTGAGAGTAACAACCTTTGCCTTATACTCATGGCCACAAAACTTAGCTGCTTTTGCAATGGCGTCACAATATTCTTTGCCCTTGCCTTTACTCACAGCTATAATGCCATCGTCTCCGGCCACTGCACCTCGTCCCCAAATTCCAGAAAACAAAAAGGCAAGATAGAGGACAAAAGCGTTAATTATTGAATTTAACAACGTGGTGTGGGGCACACCACTCTTCATTGTCCCTTTTAACTTGACTTTCAACCCTGTGGTGCTGGAAGAAATCACTTCATTCTGAGCTCGAAGACTCGTGTTGAAACAACGACGCACGGCGTACACCTCCCGCATGCGTTGCACGAACTCTTCGAAGAAAAAAATATGACTATGGCCGTCAAACCGGGAAGCATCGGTTTCCACCAAATCATAATTTCCAGCACCAAACAGCCTGTCATTTTGCGTCATCCAGGAACCTACTTCTGCTGCGTTGTGGCCCGAAGCGATCGAGACAACGAACTCATTTTCTTTCCCGGGCTTGTCAATCGACCAGTGCTGTTTAATGTCGTTGTATGCGGTTGCGACCTCCCTCGCTGCATAATAATTGACCAAATCACCAGGGAAATTGATTGCTCGTGGTGCGTTTGGCGTTGCTGTATAGTCCCATTCTCCATTCAATCTAACCTCAGGCCCCTTCGAATTCCGTGGAGTCGCTCTCTTTCCCAACATCTCGTTCTTTTGAAACAAGTACATCTTTCCACTCTGCTTCCGAACCAGTCCTTGTTTCAACTCCACACAGGATTCTTGAAACTTCGGCGCCAAGACGGCCATCTTTGCGCGTTGCCGTGGATTCAATCCTGCGATCCATTCCTGCATTGCGAGAATTGGCTTTCGGAAGCTCTGAACATTGGGTATGGCTTCACGGACAAACTTCCGAAACTCTGAACGAGCAGTAGGATCGACTGGATTGAGACTGAACTGTCTATTAATCACCGAATTCAACAAGGAAAGAGAATCGCAGTGTTCCACCACCGGTGCAGTGACAACCATGGGGCCATATAGGAACGCACCCGGTTTCCTGATGCTTGTCATGACACATTTTGACATGACCTGGACAGCAGTGCAGACGCGGCGGAAAAACTCGGGGGAGGCAGTCCTCATCAGGACGGGCGTCGTGGTAAGTTCGACTTCCCCTTCGTAGTTCACAACATTCACATCCTCGTTGGCGCATCGGGAACACGAGTCCAGCATTTTACCTCCGCAGACGCCACATGTTTTGCATTGTACTTCCACACAATATGGACATCTTTTCTTGAATCCGTGGACACAACTGCTAGCAGAAACGTACTTTGCTCCCATCCCATCCGCGCATCGTTTTGGGTCTGCAAATCTCTGGTTAACGTTTCCGGACCCTCGAAGGTCATAATTTTGATTGAAAACGTTGTTCAAGAAGTCATCAACACGTTTGAGTTGCGACTGAACCCGGTGGAAGCCACTTGCAATCCTTTTAAGTTCTCCTGCCATGGCGTTTGCGGCTGCTTCAGCTGCGCCAACCGCAGCATCTCCATTAGGGTGACCAAGATTCCGCCGATGGCAAAACTCCACTGTCCACTCGAGGAAAAGAAAACGAAACAACGCCCAAATGACAAAACATTCTACACAGAGCACGAGGGTCGGGCACAGAGCCGTCCAAAACACAAGGTCCATGGTGAAGCTGCTAAAATGCATGGACGTTGCGAAAAAGTCTGACTCTTTCTTTGGCATTCGCAAGCGTGCAAAACCAAAGTAAATCCTCTCTGTGCGGAGTTCACGGCGCGTCCGCATCTCCTCGACAGTCAGATGCACAATCTGCCGTTGTCGTTTCACGACGATGTCCACATAATTTGGGTCTGCGGTGGCTTTGTCGTATCCGGTCGGTTTCAAAACCATCCAAGCTTCGCGTAAATAGCCGGTATACTTGACAAGCACCGCTTGGCGCTGTGCCTCAGTGGCTTTGGGCATGGCGGTGGCATTTTGCCGGAACAACCCATCCGCATAGTTGAATATTTCGGCGTACGGGCCATATTGTGCTCCGGCTGCAACTTGGACAGGACCACCACCCGCCCCTCCTCCATAAGGGTTGGCGATCTCAATTGGTGCTACGGGTGGGACGGGCAACCCATCACTGCCACACACCAAGGTCGGCGCATACCACTCAAGTGGCATGACGCAACCACCGTTGTGGATACTTGGCACGTGGGCACCCATTATTCTGGGCACAGCAAGCACGTCTTGCAAATCGTTGGGCATGCTGTCGCCTGGGCGATACGCAGGTCTGGCAAAAGCGTAGGCCACTGTTTGTTCAGCTGGTAGAGCAACTCCTTGGGTCGACACGGGACGGGGGACTTCTCGCATGCAGGGCGGCAATTGAACAACTGTTCCTTGCTCACTTTGCAAAAATTCAGTGCCACTCGTCGTGGAAGAGAGCAAGACACTGCAAGAATCCCCTGAAGGAAGAACACCTTGCCCTGGTGGCAAAGGTGAACCAACCACAGGTTGTGCGCTGTTTTGTCCGACGACGTCTGCAACACTGGACACAAGGTTAGGGAACCCATTACGGGGAGGTCGCGCGTCGCAAATAAAGTCAGTCAAGGAAAATTCTCTCGACTGCACTATTATGTCCTGACTCCCCGTGGATATGACGACTGGGAACTCAATTGATCTTGGTTGCACCGGGGTGGGATCAGCTTCAGGTAAACGCTCGGGCTGTTGGTGTCGAAGGAAAACCGCAGCTCGGGCTTGGTGGCCAAGATGCCAAAATGTTTCTTCGTTTTCCAAGTCTGTAGAAGCTGTATCAACGAGAATTGCCCATGGGTTCACTGACTTCTTACAATCCAAGATTTCATTATCTTTCCCAATTGTTGAACTGTCAAATGCGATGAAGTGGTAAACTCTACTCGTCATTTCAATCCAGTCCACTTCCATCGCGCCCCCTCCGAAAACTTTGACAAATTCATCGTCGACGACGAAAATGAAACCAGCCTCCATGTCGGCGAGGCGATGTCCCATACCTTGGTCTTTCAGAATCCCGTCGAGAAGCGGCCTTCCCGGAATGAACCAGGGGTTAGAGTCGGGTTTATCTGATTCAGGGGCATACGCAAGGCACGTGCACTTATAAGGCGTTCTGTTGCTCTCTCTGCAAACTTCAAGGTAGTCCAGGTACGTGGAAGAGCCCGTTTTTGCCCTCAATCGGACTAGGAATTCTGGATCATCGCGATGCAGCAGTTCCGCTGACCACCACAAGCATCGATTTCCTGCCGATCGGTCTTGTATGATAATTTTTCTGCTATCCCCCCAGTTGTGTTGTCCGCGTATCACTCTTCTCAACTGTGGGAAATAGGGACCGAATGGGCCTGAAAAGACACCTCCATTGACAAAAACATTTATGCAAAATTTTGTCCAAAAAGTGAGAAACAGATGGAGGAATTGGTATAACACGTCTTGGGCATTGTAGTAAAAATTGTCGACCCATTTCCTTAACGTGGTGGTGAATAGAACCGTGGCTGTGAGAGCGTGGGTCGAGATGTCGTTGAAATAAGGATGATTTCTGGTGCGAGCACAAAAGACCAGTATTACAAGGATAAACAATTTTGGATATGCCAGCCACTGGTCTATGGAAAAAGCGAGCCAACAAGCCCACCAGACGATCCTCACAAGAAACACGATCAACGTTTTGTATGTGTAAGCGATGTAAAACGCTGGGATGGAGATAAGGAAAGAAGCAAACAATAATAACAAAGTTCCTACAATCCCCATTCCAATTACACATTTCTTTACGTTACCGGCACCACGCAGCAATTTCGCCTTGGGCAATTTCGAAAACTCGGTGATCCGAATCTTTTCAATAGTTTCATCGAGACCCAAGACTTCAAAAGCCTTCCTCTGCTGTTTCTCGATCCCGACTCGCAGGTTGTGTTCATGTTCAGCGAGTCCGGACACTTTGGTCGAGACCGTTCGCGAGAAAGTCACTGGCGGTGGGGGGACGCGTTCTTTTGACTCTTGGAAAGCTCCGAAAAGCTTGCTGAAAGAAGATTCAGCGTCTTGTTCAATTCGCGCGCGAACACGTTGCTCAGCGTCACAATGAAGCAAAGACTTCCGCAGTCGGACACGTTCAGCCCCCTCAGCCAATTTTATATGATGCAGTTCTCTCGCAAAAAGCCGGAAAATCGCTCTTTTTCCATTCTCCGCCATGTTGGACAACTTGTTGGCATCTCCGCGGGTTTCGCAACTCCTTTCCCAGAATATGCGGCAACCTCCAGCTTCGTTCTCGAGCTGAGTGAGCAGATCTTCGAGCGACACTTCTTGGGCATTCTCGTCAGGTGCACCAATAGACGCATCCGGCAAACCGGAAATGACGAGATGTCCGGGCAAAACAGGTGAATCAGGTTCCGTATGCTGGAAGAAAGCCGTTGACACGTCCATCAAAAAAGATGGTGAATATTTACAATTCGGCTTTGGTGCCTTGACGGAGACACTGTCCACATGTTCAAAAACAATACCATCGTCAGCCAACACTGGTAGAACGCACGACCGAGGTTTCTCGATGTGCGTACTATACGTTTCCGATTGGCCCGAGTAACAAAGAGGGAAGAACACCACATTTCCCCCATACTCGGGCACGGTAAATCCAGGCTGACACCATTGTTCGCTTTCTGGGGTCTTCAATCCCCGTTCTTCGGGTCGCTCCTTTAATTCTGTCAGCTTCGGCAGGAGCCCCGGACTCACACAACAACTTTCACGATTCTCGAGGACATAACGATTGTATGGGAAATCTGCACATGTCCTCGCTTCTCCGGGTAAAAATTGCTCGAGTTCAATGTCTTGTTGGGTGGAACATGCAAGGTCTGGAATACAGGAAAATTTATAAACTTTCGCCTCTTTAGTTAGAAGAGACTTGCGGGATGTCCCATCAGCTTGCGCCGGGAGGGGGGCCCCGCTAGGCGGGCCTGTTGTACCAGAAGTGGGAGTGCGTGGGTCGGCGAGATACCGAGGATTTTGGTCCTGGCAGACGCCGTCTTCCCATACAAGCTCCCCATCCACCGATGTCGTAGTAATGCAGCCGACGACCCCAGTGGAGGCCTGTCCCACAGGTCTTTGCACTTCCATCCGGTTTCTGGGGCTACCAGGGCAGGCGCCGTAGCTAACCTTAGCGCTGGTTT